TTGCAAAAGGGAATCCAAATGATTTACCTATATTAAGAGTCAAAGACTTAAATATACCCGAAGAATTATCTAATTTAGAAATAACAGAGACAAAAAAAAGTCCCTTCTATAGTTCTAATGTTAAAGCTTACTTTAACAGTTTTCCTGAAGGCAACGCTTTTGGCTCTTCAGAAAACGCCATGCAGCTCCCATTTAAAATAACTTTTTCTGAAGAAGGGGTGGGACTAAAAGCTAAAGGTGTCACTTCTCCATATAGCTATCAAAAAAAATATGCTCATCCATCTGTTGTTGGAGAAGAGGGAGGAGCACCTCTATACGGACATGTGAGAAGTTTACAGTTAAAAGAATTAGCTCCCGAAGATGTCCATCCTTACACAGCGGCGGATATCTATACTAGAAAAATAAAATCAATACCTGACGAGTTATTAAGTGCTAAAGTATATACTAAACCATCTGTCCTAGATGAATATAATATGTTAGACCCATCAAAAAGAGTGCCAGTACAATTACCTGATACGTTTGATGAAAGTGGGACACTCAATAAATATGGAATAGAAGATGGCGATTTTATACTAGAGTATCCACAAAATGTTGATGGCAGTCATAACAAGAGAAAATTTATAGAATTATTATTAAATTTTAAAATGAAGATGCAAGAGATGAATGCTGTTCTACAGAACATTGCTGTTCCAAATTTAAAATTACAGAGAGACCTTATGAACAGTCAAAACTTTAGTATTTTGACAAGAGGGGCTATCGAAGCAAATAGAATGAATATTGATGAAGTATTACAATATATAAAAAGTAATGCTAAGCAACCAAACGGAGATGTCACTGACACAATAAGGGATACGTATAACTCTATAATGGAGTATGCAAAACGGGCTATTCATAATAGTTTTACTACTGGTAAAGGCTATGGAATGGATGAAAGAATATTTTTGCCTGGAGTTTTTAAAACAAATAAGGATATAAATCTTCGCATAAACTTCGGAGGTGCAAGTAGATATGGAATGGGGGAACCTATAACAGTTGACGCTTTAGAAAATTTATTTGAAACTTTTGCTAAGATTAAGGCTCAAGAATCTATTTTTACAGCTAAACCTATTTCAAAAGAAAACATTACTCCATCTGGTGTTGTAGTACCTGATGAAGATTTAGCTGCAGATTTAATTGATGAAGCTAATTTAATTTTAGAGAACACAGGAACAGCAAATAATTTGAGTAAATTAAGGGCATGGGAAAGTTTAGGAGGACCCGAGTTGTATGATTTGTACAGAAAAAGTGCTCCTACTGAGACAGCAGGAGAGACAAGTGCGGCACGTATGTTCCCTGTTGTGTTACGAAACAGAATGCAAGAAATAGAAAAAAACTGGGGAAAAGGAAGTGTAATAAAAAGACTTGGTGAGGAACAATTTGATACATTTAAGCGTTCTAAGAGTAAAGGATTTGCTTCTCCAGAATCAATGCTGCAACATATGCGTATGACAACAACAAGAGAAGGGACTCTCTCTGCAGAAGAACAAATGGAACAGTTTGAGCGTTACATGGACGCAGAACAAGGGATAACCACTAGTGACGTTTACATAGACAATGTTGCAGATATGGCATTTGCAAATTTACAAAGACGCCCTGACAAATTAGTTGAATTGAGCACATTACATAACGTAAAACAAGCTCTTAAAGATGGATTTGATAAATTACAGTTTAATACTTTCACAACTATGGCTAAATTAGCAGGATGGGCTAGTAAGTTAACTGACGATTATAATTATAAATTAGTTAATGAGTATACAAAAAGTCCTTTACAAAAAGAAACTGTATCTGCTTCTGATAAGCATTTCTTTAATATATTAGCTGATGCTGACCCAAGAGAAATTGAAGGGAGCATTGTAAAAGCAAGAGAAATTTTAACACCCTTTCAAGAATTTACTCAATTATTCTTACTAAGAAATGGGATAGTGTTAGAAGACATACTTCCTGGAAGTAGAAATGATATTGCAATACGGAATCCTCAATTCTTTAACCTTAAAAATTTGGAAAAACTGTACCAGTTTTGGGAAGAATATAATAATAAATTTGATTTAGACAGACTAGTGCACAAGTTTCTTGTAGATGATGTTAAAAATAATGATTCTAAAATAGTTCTCAACATAATGGATAATATGGACGACTGGGCAATGCAAGGAATGGGATTTAAGATAACAAGTGGTGATGAAACGATTAATAAAATTCCTCAAGTTAAGAGACAGATGGGTGCTAAATTAGTAGAACTTTTTAGTGACAAAACATCAAAAGAAATTGTTAAGTTATATAAGGGAGAAACCCTTATGGGACGCTTTAGAAGAAAAGCAGAATCAGTAGAGGAACTCAAAGAAAAAATTATAAGTCGATTAAATATTATACAATATTTTAAACCTCCTTTAGGACAGAGTATATTTAGTTTTCACAAAAAACGTGCCAACAATCCATTTTATTTAAAATATGGTAAGCCAACAGATGAAAAACTAGCAGAGGTCATTGCAAAGATACCTAAAAGTGAAACTGAGAATACACCTAAAAACTTAGGATTTTCTTTACAGTATGGTAAATATAAAATGAAAGCACTAGAAAGTTTAGGTTTGAATCCTAAAGTAATTACACCTAGTGAAGAAAATGGGCTAACTTTTATAGAAATAGAGTTCCCAAAAAATACTTCAGGTAAAGAAGAATTATTACAAAAATTAGAACAAGCAGAAATAGATTTGTATTCTAAATATATGCCGATGCCTAATTTTAATGAAGTAAGTGAAGAAGAAATTAACGATAGCACTTAACCTTCGTTAATCACTTCCATAGCATTTAACTTATCTTCTATTTTATTAGCTTGTGAACGGAGCTGCTCTGCAACTCTCGTCAAGAACTCTTTACTGCTACCACTAATCCTCACATCATTTTTCCTCAACACTGCTATCGTGTGACTATCTATGAGTGTCTTTGTGACTTCATCCCAAGTGTATTCACTAAAGGAAGGGTCTTCGTGCTCAGGTGCTATTACAACACCTATACCATTTAAGGTTAGCGAAAGCTCTAAGTCTAAGTCATTTACAAGTTCAATTCTTTTTATTGACATCTTTTATTTTTCTTCCTTTAAAGAATACTATTAAGTTAATTATAGTGTTAATTGTTACTGCTATTAGAAGCCATAGTTGCCACAACTCTATCGTCATACTTTTCCTTTGATGGAAGTTTCTCCCATTCTTTCATACTCATTCTAAACCTAGCTAGTGCACTTCTGTTGTTGTCACTAACTAAGTCGCCTTGCGATATTCTTGCCCACTTTCTGCCCTCTACGACGTACACTAAGTGTGTACCACATATAGGGAAACGTGACTCAAAAAATCTAGCCCTATATCTCTGTGCGTTTTTCCATACTGGGCTCTGAGGTTTCTCTATCTTTGCCATTCTTGTTCCTTTCTCTGAATGCTTTGATTACGTCTGATGAAAATAATTTTTGTATATTAAGTAAATACATCGTTGATGCATTGTGGTCGCCCCCCTTTACTGTTTTAGTGTAGTCAAGAGAGTCAATAATACTGCGTAGAACATCAGTCCGAAAAACAAGTGTTGCATAGGTTTCATTGCCAATACATAGGTTATGAAACCAATAATCTGATTCTGTTGCTTTGATTCCCGAAGGTTTACCATAACTTTCATACTCCACTGCTATATTGCCAGTTCGTTGCCACATATCTCTTTCAGACTTAACTTCAATCTTTTTATTCTGAAGCATATCTGCAACTTGTTTTTCCCTGACCTCACCATAGTTCAAATCAATATCGAACTTCTTTCGGTCTTTTACTGACGGCTTCACTTCTTTTTGCTTTCAGTAGTTTCCTCTGTCTGTTTTCTTTCTAAATACTTAAGTATCATAGATAGTCTGTCATCATACTTACCTATCTCTGCTATCTCTTTATCCATAGCCTCTATAATATCTGAGTGCTCTCCGATACCCGTTGACCTGCTTAAATATATTTCTACGTTCGCAATGTGCTTATTTATGTATCCTACATAATAAGACTTAAGTGCGGCTAGTAACATTTCTCTCACTTTTGTTTCTCCTTAGATTTTTAAAGTAACTGTGATTAAATCCTCTCAACCATTCTTTCCCTCTAAAAGAAGAGGGATTAAATGGATTTGTGGACTCGTGTATAATACGTCTAGTCTTCTTTGTCCTATAAAAGTCTCTTTGTCCTTGTACATAGAATCTGTCAACAACAGCCATATTATCTCCTAATTAACTATATCAACCACTTCACAAGCATCTGCTGTACAAGCTAATGTTTGGTTGCCTACTGTATTATCTTCTTTCTCATAGTCAGCAAGTTTTGACCAATCAATAAACTCAGGCATCTTAGTTAAAAACTCTTTGTAGTGTTCCTCCGTGCAATCTTGATAAGGTGCTTGTTCATACACCATATCACTTCTTGGTAAGAAAGACAAGCCTGAAGCTATATCGAAGTTCTTATATATCCAAGCACCAGTCTCTAGCCATTCATCTTTTCCAACTGAAATGGTTACTGAAGGTTTGTGTTCACACCAATACATAGCGTATATTTTCCAAAACTCTAATTGTTCTATAGCTGACATATCATCCCTAGTCACACACATATCAGGTGCTTTGATAGGAAAACTAAATACAGCGTTGCTTTGGCTCCATCCATCAGTCTCCCATGGTATGTTTTGGTCCATCATAAATTGTGTGAGTGGGTCTTTTTTATCTCCACGCACAGTTCTTATGTAATACTGGCTATGTCTTGCATGGATACCTGACGCAGAATCTGTAAGTTGTGAAACTGTCCCTGATGGTTTTACACAAGTAATCGCAGTGGATTGTGGTATCCCCATAGCTTCAGCAAACTCTTTGTTAGTATCAATGGCTACTTCTTTTAATAACTGCAGAACATAATTTAAATCTGTCTTATCATCTTTGCCATTAGTAATAGCATTATCCATAATGCCTGTCATGGACACACCTAGCAACCTCTCCTCAGACGTGTTAGTATGCCATATCTTACGTAAGTATGGAAAGTGAGTCAAAGTAGATTGAAACGTACCAATTATGGTGGCTACACGAACTTTCTTTTTTAAATCTTCAAGAGTGTCATTACCACGTACAATTATCTCAGATAAATTACAAAACTGATATGGACGCAGTATAATTTCACTGCACGGATTAGTGCCAAAGTCATACTCAGAGTTTCTTCTACCATTCTCAGCCGCCTTATTCTTAGCCGCCCCACGATAAAACATACCTCTCTCACCAGTTCCAGACTCAGCTAAAGCAAGCCATTCTCTCATAAATGTATAAGAGTCAGGCTTATCTGTGTAAGCTACTGAGTTATTTGACATTTGTCGTTGTGGTTCAGTCTTATAGAACTCTCCAGTCTTAGCATGTCTCATTCTGCCATCAGATAAGTTAGATAAGCTAATCATAGCAGAACGTCTTACACCTCCTGAAACTACAACTTCTCCAACTTTACACATAAGGTCGTGGCACTCTAGGCTTGATAATTTTCTACCTTTTGCTTCTTTAAACACTTTTAATGTGAACCGAAACAAATTATCCAAAGGAACTGGTCCTGATGCTCTACCACCGAATATCTTTAGCTTTGCACCTGCAGGTCTAATAAGGGACAAGTCCCATTTAGGTATCTCCCCTGCCCATAATAAAGCTAAGAGTTTACGGAAAGCTTTTGCCCATCCTTCTTTACTGTCTTTAACAATAATAGTTTCTTCTGTATCAAACAATAATCCAGGAACTTCAGGCAGTTTATTTATGCAATCTCTCTCCACAGAAAAGCCAACCCCAGTGCCACACATAAGTATATACATAGCTTCATCAAATGCTTTTGGGTCATCTACTGGCAAATAGGAACAGTTATATCCTGCAGTGTTATCTCTATCTAAAGCCTTGCCTGCAGTCATCATAGCTCTCATAGACGGCATAACTTCAGAGTGAAGTATAGCCTCATGCAGTTCTTCTTTGACACTGTCAGGCACAGTATAGTTATGCTTTTTCAAAAGATGTGAACTCATAAAGTTTACATATCTGCCCACAGTCTCATGCCATTCCTCTCTTCTGTTTTCATCATCAAGCCATCTTGCATACCTAGACTTGTGAATAAATTGTTGATAATACGTTGGTAAAATTACGTTACTTTTCATCTTAATACCCTTATAGTTACATCTTTTGTTTGTAACCCAACTATTTCATGTAGTAGGTCACCAATCATTTCTTCCAATATATATGGAAGCTCTTCTTTGTCAAGTGTGAACTCTTCTGAGTCCACTTCAGCAGACACTTTAATCGTTATCTTCGACTTCCTCATCTTGCACCACACTAATCAAGCGAGATAGATACCACTCGGCTTTCTGCAAATCCTCAAGAGGTTTGCCTTTATATTTGTATCTCCACAAATACTTCATAATATTTCCTTGTAAATAACTTTTAAATTCTTTACCCGTGGCAGCTTGTATAGCGTCAATACACTCTATTCCAAACTCATTATAGTGAGCAGGACTATTGACCATATCCTCTTCTTCTGCTTGCTTAAGTCTCATTTTCATATACTCCACATGTCTCAATGTATTGTAACTTTCATATTTCCTATTTCTTCATCTATACTTTGACGACCATCTTCTAATACTTGGTCTGTATCTCTAATTGCAGTGTGAACCATGCCTCTTGTTAAAAGAGCATAGAACATAGTGTCTTCTTCTGTCAACAGATTTCTGTCGTGACTATGGTAAATCTCTACATCAAAACCTTTATCTAAGTGTCTGATTATAATAGCAGAATCACCTTTATTTAAATTTATTTTGCCCATGATTTATTCCCTCGTTACACCAAAATTTGTGCCATAACTTATAACGCAGTATATTTTGTGTTCAGGATGAAACTCAACTATGGTAAAAGTTTGTTTTTCTATATTAGCATATATTTTTAAAGGTAACGTAACAATTCTTTTTTGTAGTCCTTCTTTACTTCTTACTTTGGTAAGTTGACTACCATTGAGCATCAACTGTTCTTTTTTTTCTTGTATAGCATCCATGACTTCTTGTTTTTCAGCACACATAACTGGTTTGTCATTCCAAGCT